GTCGTACACCAGCATGTCGCCCTGCTGAGCGCTCGTGATGTTCACATCGGTCAGATCAGCCAGACCAAACGTCCGTGGATCCTGGCCAGCAGCAACGCTCTCGGGTGCTAGGCGGGTGAGCATCAGTTCTGTGAACTGCCCGTCATCGATCTTCATCGCCTCACGCACCTGATAGTTAACGCCGTCAACGGTCACCGCTGCGCCGTAAATCAGGCCGCCAAACTCCGACGTGCGCACTGTCAGCTTGTAGTCAGTCGTCAGCACCATGCCGTCGGCCACGATCTGGCTCGGCATGTCAAGAATCCCCATGCCAGAAACGGCGCCACTGGTGACAGTGACGCCGAAGTCGGCAAGAAACAGTGACAGGTCTTCGGTGATCATGCCTGCGCCTCAGGGTGGAGGGCCCCGGCCGCAGCCGGAGCCCCGGCTTCATCAGCCGTACTTCTTCGCGCCAACACCGTTGACGGAGAAAGTGAAGCTGGGGGTGGAGCCGCCCACGGTGTAAACCACGCGCAAGAAGCGCTTGGCCTCGTCCTTGCTGATCACCAGCTTCTGCTGCGAAGCAGATGTGGTCACCTGGGTGAAGGTGGCGCCGGTGATGTCGCCGTAGGTGCCACCCAGGGTGTCAGCAGACTGGATTTTCACGTCCAAGGTGGGAGTGGTGCCGGTGCCGGCAGCGCTATCGAGCACGAGCACGATGTCGCCGTCGTAAGCCTGCACATCAACACCAGTGGCGTTGCCGGTCGCGGTGCGAGCAGCAGTGGCGTGAAGGTTGACAAGGTCGAGCTTGTCGAGAGCTTGGCGAAGAATGGCCATGGTTCAAGCCTCCTCGGAGGAAGTGGTGGTGGACTTGCGGCCTCTCTTCGGGGCCTCGGGTTCGGGTTCAGGCTCGGGCTCAGGGGCGAGACGAGCCTTATTCATGCCAATCAGCAGATTGGCGTCGGCCACGCTGATCTCAACGAAGGAGCCAGCCGAAACTGACTCCCCCGAGATCATGACCGAGCGCAGAATCTCGATCCTCATGGCGATCAGGTGCCGAAGCAGAATGCACCAGGCTGCTTGACGGCGAAGTCGACGTCCTGCAGGGCGATGATCCGCACGGTGCCAGCGGTGGAGCCGGCGTAAGGATCCACGGTCAGATCCAAGCCAGACCACATGCCAACCACGAACTGGCTGAAGTCACCGAACAGGCAGTCATTGTTCTGCAGCTGGTTCGACACGATCACCGGGTAGCCGTTGATCTGGTCGTTCTCGTACACGAACTGAGCGGTCGAGGTAGCCGACTTCTCAGTGCTCTTCAGGGCGCCACGAGCAGCAGCGTTAACGATGTACCGCAGGGCGCCGGCATCAGCGTTGGCGGTTGCTACATCGGTTTCCATGCCGATGTACTCGGCGAAGGTGCCGTAGGTGGTGATGGCCTGGCTGCCAATGCCGGTGGTGTTGGTCAGACCCAGGGGCTGGTTGGAGCTGCCGGTGCCGTAGATGGCAGCGCGATCAAGCTCGAGAGCGATCACACGAGCCAAGTCGCTGCGGATCATGCCCTCGACATCGATCGAGGACTGGAGCAGCAGGCGGCGGCTGTAGTCAACGAATGCACCCACCGTCTTGGGGGTCATGTTGACCTGATCGATTGCCTGCTGGCTCTCGGTGGGGCTGCTGCCCTCGCCGACCCAGTAAGCAGTCGCAGCAGAGCTCTGGCGGGGAATGCTGATGTTGCCCTGCAGGCCAGACAGCATGGTCACGCCGGCCTGCATCATCGCCATGCGATTGCGCAGGAGATCGATGAAGCTGCCGCTCAGCAGTTCAGCGGAAACTAGGTTGCCGCCGGCGGTGGAGGTGCCCACCACGAGGTCACGACGCAGTACTTCGTTGGGGATCACGATCCCGTTGGAAGAGCGCTCGTACTTCTTGGCAGCAGCCTCGCCGACTTCGATCTCGAAGCCAGCCTGCTCGCGAGCCTTGCGGTCGCCAGGGTTAGCCAGATAATTCAGAGCACGGATGAAGGAGAACTCGCGAGTTTCCTTCTCGGTGAGACCAAGATCGTTGGCCTTCTCATCGGCGATGCGGTGTTCCACTTTGGAGCTGCGGGTGTCGAGTTTGTCGAGGACAGCGGCGCGAGCCTCGTCCACGGAACGGCCGCCGTCGATCAGCTCACGAGCCAGATCTTGGAGACCATGCTTTTCGCCAAGGGCGTTGATGGTGGCGATACGGCTGCGCTCGGCCTCAGCGGCCTTGGACCGGATCACCTCCACGTCAGGGGTGGTGTTTTCCATTTGGAGAACCTTCGGTTCTGGGGTTGGTGATGCGGCTGGGGCCGCGGAGTCAGTCGCAAGCGACCGGCCTACACCCACAGTGGGGTCTGCCGGGATGCTAACAACCGAAACTTCGTAGGGACTCCACTCAGTGGCTACGAAGTTTTCGCCACGCTCCTCCATCTTGTTGATCGCATAGCCGAAGCTGACACCCCGAAGGACGCCATCCTTGACATCAGCCATCACCTCTTTGGCGAAGCTATTGCGAGAGAAGCGGACCTTCACATAGCCGCGCTTCTTTTTGCCGTCGATCCATGCACGCTCGACTACACCAACAACCTTGTCAGGGTTGTGGTTAAAGAGCAGCGGAGCGCCGTCATTAAGACGTGCCAGATCAGCGGACTGCCCCTCATGGCTCAGCACTTCGTTGCCGAAGTACCGCGCCACAGGGTACTCAGAGCTGAAGGGGAACTCAAAGCTCCGATCCTCCAGCTCCGAGAACGTGGTGACCTCAGTCCTGGTGTAGTTGCCTTCCAGTTTGCGCTCCTCAACGATTTCCTCGGGCTGGCTGCGATCGGCCGGTGCATCCTCGACGGGCGGAGTCGGATCGGAAACCAGCGTCTCTGGCACGATTCAGAACTTGCAAGCGCCCTCAGGAGCAATGTCGCCCTCAACAATCTCACAGCCCCTCGGGCCAGCGAAGAAGTTGCAGTTTGCGCAGGCGATGCCCTCACTGGCGAACGGGCTCACTTCCATGTAGTGAGCTCCAGCAGCGCCAATGCCCTTATCGAACGAGCCGATCTCGTCCGCGATCTCTTCCAGGCTTTCGTAGAGCGCAATCTGATGCGCTTTGAGATCGGGCGTGATCTCCCGTTCCTGTGTGTCCATCAGTTAAGCGTTCCCTCTGGGCGCTCGGATTGAACTTCGTCAACTTTAGTCTGTTTCTTGGCACGCGAATTTCTGGTGCGACGGGGAGCCTCGGGAGGTGGTGTGGGCTCCCCGTCGCTTGCCGGCTGCTGCTGCACGTCAGCCGGCTGCCCTGCGGCGATGTCCGCATCAAGCGTCACGCCAAGCTCGCTGGCCATCTTCTTCTCCCGCGCCAGCTGCTGCAGGTTCTCATCCAGATCGCCACCCAGTTCGGCCACGATCTGGGCCTTGGTCTTGTACCCAGCCGCCTCCATCTCGCGGTAAGCTTTGACCTCCTTCAGCGGATCCACCCAGCTCCAGCCGCGTGCCATCCAACGCGGGCTGTCATACCGCTCAGGACGCAATTCGTAGTCGGGCAGTGCCAGCTCACCGCTCAGCACCGCCACGTCCAGCCACTCGCGGAACACCCGCATGTGGAAATTCTCGATCAAGTAGGCCTGGATCACCTTCCAGTGATCGCGATCCTCGAGCAGCGATAGCCTGCTGCTTGAGTAGTTGGTCTCCGAGAAATCTCGCGACAAGGTTTCGTAGCTGCAGCCGAAACCCGACGCAAACCGCCGCGTCTTCGCTCGCACGAAGTCCTCATACTGTCCGTCTGGCGACTTCAGATCTGGGACAACCACGTTCTGCCCGGCGTCCAGATACTTGAACACCCCAGGTTCGAACTCGGTGATGCGCTGGCCGTTTTCAACGTCATCCGGCTCGAGCTCGCCCTCGGGGCTGGTGATGAAGCCCATCAGCGACGCTGTCGACCGGGCCCGCACAACCGCAGCCTCTTCGTAGCCGGCCAACTGGTGGGCATCACCGATCACCGGCGCGAACCAGGGCACTCCTCGGTGCTGATTGGGGCGCTCAGGGATGAAAAGGTGAACAACGTCCCGCGCAGGCAGGAACACATGCTTCACGCTGGTGCGATCTGGTGTCCCCTGGAACCAGTAGTCACCCGGGTGGCGTGTCAGAAACGCGTACTGCACCGGCCGGCCGTAGGCATCGATCTCGACGCCCATGCGCCACTCGTTGCCCTTGGCACTCACCGCACCCTGATACTCATCGTCGAGCAGATCGCTTTCGATGATCTCCAGCGCCATCGGCACCTTGCTGCCGCCAAATGCCCGCCGGTGGATCCTGAAGATCACCTCACCAGATTCGGGCAGGGCACCGGCAGCCAGCCACTCGAACATGTGGAAGCTGCTCTTGCCCGCGACGTCGCAGAACTCCTTCCGGCACCACCGGTCCCACATGCCCTCGATCGCGCCGTTGATGCGATCGTCGCGCTTGTTCCCGCGCAGGCTCATCACCTGCGACTGCAGCTTGATGCCACTTCCGACCACGTTGATCTGCGTGGTGCGCTTCGCCTGCCGTGCATACGGGTTGTCCCGCACCATCTGGCGGGCGCGGTCACGCAGCTTGCGCAGACTGGTCTTGATCTCGGCGTCAGCGCTGGTGCCGTTCGCGATCCAGTCGCTGGTCAGTCTGTTGATCACCGCACCCGCATAGGTGCGACGCCGGCGACGAGGAGCCTGAGGCTCAGGCTTGGCGCCAAATCCGAGCGCCGTCAGTACACGAGTGCGGAGTCCCATCAGCGGCCGAACCTCACAAACAGGTTATGGGGGTTGCCGAGACCGTTCGCGATCAACGCGGCCTTCTGCTCGCGGGCCACTTCGGCCTTGAGCTTTGTCTCGAGCGCCAGCAGATCTGCCAGGTCGTAACGCTTCAGGCTTCTGGTGCCGATGCGGTACTCCTGCACCGCACCGCCAGCCATCAGCGAGCGGATGGCACTCTGAACAGCCTCGAGATCTTTCTGCGTCTGGCTGCGGCCGTCGAATGCACCAGGCGAACCGGCATAGCTGAGCGATGGCTCAACCGTCAGCTGGCCCGTGCCCAGCGTTGTCTTGGCGCCACCAACGTTGGCCGTCGCCACCGCCTGGAAGTACCAGGTGCCAGCATCAAAGCCAGCCGACGTGCCGGCCGTGATCGTGAACCGCCACCCCGTACCCTCAGCCGTGCCCACCACCGTCGCGCCTTCCGCTGCCGTGTTGGTGCGCAGGTAATAGGTGAGACCGTGGTTAGAGCTGTCGATCGAAGCGCCAAACGTGTCGATCGTGGGCGAGTCCACCCAGACGATGGTGTCGCCAGCGCGAATTGCAGATGGGATCTTCACGGCCTCACCACTGGCGGACAAAGCTCCGTTTTGCGGGCTTGTTTGATCTTAGCGGCGCCTTCCGCTCCCTTTCCACGGGCTTTTCGACCCGTTTCTCAAGTTGATCCCAGATAGTTCGCCTGTCGTACCGCTGGTACATCCGATTCAACGCTGCATACGCGTAGACCAATTCGTCCAGCGCCTCGTTTCGCTGGCTTGATTTCTTCACCCACACCCTTTCGGGATAGCCACGCACAAACCGCGTGATCTGTTTTTCTGCTGTCAGTTCCTCGAAGTACTCCTTGCCTGCATCTGC